GCCAGTGGTGGCAATTTGATCGTAGTGTCTTGTACCTTAACTACTCCTTGTTCGTACGGGCCGTATTTCGGCTGAACGATAAACTTCGGATTGTGACGGATTGATGGAACGTTCCTTTTGACTGCATTTGTAATTATTGCAATCTTTGAGAAATGTTCCGGATCATTCCTAAGCTTGTCATCCATAAATGAAGCGAATCTCCTCTGGAAGGCGGTGGCTCTCAGATCCCCAATGGGGTCGAAGCCTAAGCCTCCCTTCATGGGAGTGATGAAAAGGTTGTATTTCCCTCTTTGGGTTACTTCCTCAATGGTTTTCCGATGATAATGGATAAACCTCATCTTTGCTCGCTCTGGATTGATAGCTCCTCGTGTCACCTCGTTGAAGTAGTCCCACAAAGGTGCTAATTTAGCACCTTGTCGGCCTGTGATCTTACTCTGTCCGGTCAAGAGACCCGCGTTCAGAACACCACACTGTTTGAATGTGTCGCATTTGCGACCGTTCAAGTCCACAGATTTCTTATGATGAAATAACTGTGAATTGACAGTAAGGTATTCTTTATGAACGTAGTTCTTGCCAAGACTGAGCTCGAATCCTACTTCTTCGACTTTCCGAAGCCAGATCCTGTATAGGCGCTGATCGCAGCGGAATAGAATGTCGTCACCATTTACAAGGACCGGTAGGTCCCTAGGTTCGATTTCTATTCCTAAGCGTTCTTCAAGGGCTGCCCAGTATGCGCACAAATTTACAGCGCATAAGATAGGAAAGCTAAGGGTTGAACCCATAAGCTGTCCCGTCGTCTGTTTGGCAGGCCCCAATCCCTCATGCGAATTGCTTAGCTTCTCTGGATAATAGATATCCTGTTCATAGAGAACGCTTCGCAACACGTCTTGATACTTGGGAGAGAGGGTAAAGAGTCCCATGCGAAGGCTTTGCTCAAAAGCAGCCTTCGTGTGTCTCAGGTCCAGAGAGTCTGTAGCGGCTGCATAGTCGCCACTGACCCAATCTGTGAACTGATAGACACCGAGTCTTTTCTCCCGTTCGATCAAATCGTGTAGGTCTGATGCCATGAGAGGCCGTCCTGTTAGAACAAACTGTGGAAATGTCTGAAGATATCGCCACAACTGTTTCTGATAATCTCTGGAGAGCCAATAACGGAGGGTGTTGCCCTTCGTAATTAGTCTCACTTTGAGAGGTTCCAGGATAGCCGAAACTTTGACTGAGGTAGGCTCTTTGAGAGCTCGATCAACGAGCTCCTCGAAGCCAGCCTGTAGGGCGGGTCCTTTAACGGATTCAACCACCCCCGGTCTAGTCTCAACCATGGTAATCATTTCTTCTTGAGTGATGTCTGGATTGCCCTGCAACCAGCCTCGCGCACCCCCGTCCCCTCGAACCGCTTCAAAGGAAGCACTGGAAGTAGCTTCATGAAGTTTAGGTTCTTCAGGACGGAAACGCGAAAAGAAATCACGATAAAAAGAAGTCATCTTGCTTTTGTTTGGACCCTTGCCTCGCGGCTCGGATGTCAACGCAGCTCGATGTTTGACCATCGCTTCCACGATAAACTGCTCATTAACCTGCATGCAGGCCCTTTTCACACCTTGTAGAATGCCGAAAAACAATCGGGCGTTCTTGGTCGAATTGCGAGCAATTATTCGTGTTTTGAGGAATCTTTTCAGCGCCCCGCTCCACAATGGATTCGAATTGAAACCATGTGGAACGTCAGGCAGATCGTTCTCGAGAAATTTTGCGAAAGGGTACGCCGTAGCATACTTCGCGTATTTTGTAAATTTCTCAGACGGCCATCTGGCCGCCGTACGATAGATCACTAACTGATCCTCCAGTCGGAAGTTCATTATCTTGGATGAATAGTCCAGTAGGACCTCAAGGTAGCCTCTTGAATAGAAAGCTGCCTCAGGTCCTGAGACGAATTCATCAATGAATTTCCAACCCTGTGGGGTCTTGGAAAGTCCTAGTATATCGGCATACTCAGTGAGCAACTGTTGCTCAAACTGAGTCGCCTTAGGACATTTAACCTCGACCCCCTCACCCCGG